ACTTCACCAAATGCATACTTACCATTTTCTGCTTTTGGCAACCACATATCAAAATTAGTATATCCTGTTTTACCCATATATTCTTTACCTGCAATACAGAATTCTAGATATTTATCTTTAAATGGTGCAGTTTTATTAAATGCATTAATGAAATCTTCAATAGTTTCATGTTTATTATGTTGAGATTGCATCCAATCATTAATACCCAAAGTTTTACAGAAATTCTGTAAAAAGATCAATATTGATCTATCTCTTTGAATTTTAATACCAGATTTAGTCTCACCATCTGCAAATGCATACTGTGATGCTTTTACTTTACCAATCTGACCTGCATAATGACCCTTTTCAGGATTATCTTTATCAATTGCAAAACCTTCAAAACCATCAATAGGTTCAGTTTCTACGTGCAAAATCAAATGGTATGCACCACCTATAAATTTGAAATCTTCTAATTCAAGGCTATTAATTTTTAATACCTTGTTACCCGGATTAATTGTTTTTGGTAGACTACTACTTCCTCCACCAAGATCTTCTGTACTTAAAGCCATTTTACTTTACTTTTTAAATTATTAAACAAAAACTTTTTCCCATGATGTCTTTAGAACACCATCAATCATCTCAGAAATTACTATTTCTTCGTTACGTAAATGCTCTGGTCTTGCACCACAAGTAACTTCTTCATTTGTCTTGAAAGACAAAATGGTTTGATTACCTTTTCTGTACATGTACCCAATAGCATCTGCATTTGCACAAATTAAAGATTTAATTTTACCAGTTAAGTCTATGTTTGCAGACATAACCATTTCACCTTTATCATCTACCACTTTGTCTTTAATGTGACCTGATAGAATAATAGTAGGAGCTAAGGTATCAATAAAATCTAAAACTTGAAAGAATGCTTGCCGAATATATAAATATCCTGCACCATTTGGTAAAGTTGTTACATTGTCTCCATCATAATTTTTACCCATGGAAGTTTGTCTGTACAACTTTATTGCTAACGGCATAATCATATCTTCTAATGCAGTAACAGTATCAATAGTAATATACTTATATGGATTACCAGCTGCTTTAATTGCTTTACCAGTATCCAATAACTCTTGTAAACTACTTACTTTTACTTTAAGAGCTTCTACATAATCAGCACCATTTTCTAAATCAATAATCAGATTGTCTTCTAATCCTGCATATGCAGTTGTTTTACCAGTTTTTGGCTTTGAATAAATCACAATTCTTTTTGGATTAACTCTTTCTGCCTTAACTTTTTTAGTTGGAAGTACTATACTCATATTATTTACCTTTTAAAGCTGTTGCAAGTTTTTTAAAGTTCTCTGCAATCTCCAATAAAATTTCAGATACTTCATTACTTGTTTCATTAGTTTTAGGAGCAAACTCCTCTTCAAAATCAGGAAAGATACTTAGTGTACTTTGTAGCTGTGGAATTTCTAAAGATGCTTCTTCTTTTCTTTTCTCATAAAGAGCATAACTAATTTCTTGTCCATTAGAAAGAACTGCTACCATTTCATTTACAGGAATAAGATATTTTCTATCAATTTTACCGTCTGGATCAACTGTCTCAGTAACATCATATTCTTCATGAAAATATGGGTTATACTTTAGTTTAAACAATTGACGTTCTTCTAACATAGGAACTATTCCAGTACTCCTATTATCATTGTCATACGTGTTTTCGTAAAACTCAATATAGATATCTTCACCTTTCTTTAGTTCCCACTCAAAAAATTGTGATTGTCTACCAAACTTACCCTTTTTATAAAAAGCAGTTTTGATTGTAAAAAACGGATCAGCAAGTCCAATTGCTTTGAAGGTATTCATATGATCCATATAGAATTCCCTCTCTTTTTCTTTTCTTAAATTGTTGTTATTCATATTAATTAATTTACTTGGATTTTTTGTGCAACTTCTCTAGCTGGAGATTGCATCTCTACTATTCTCATAATAGTTCTGTCTAGTTTAAAGAAACTAATTCTTGTAAGACCATTTCTAGATTTTAAGAAATGGAAAACCAATGTTTCAGGATCTTCAATCAAAAACTTTTCTGGACCATATTTATTTATTTTTCTTGTAGCAGGTTTATTAATACCAATTACTACATCAGCATGTTGTAATAATGCATCAGAACCATAAATATCAGAATCAAGAACATAATTTCCATATGTACCTTCTACCTGCCTTTTAGTATCATCTATATTTCTATTTAATTGACTTAGAATTACAAAAGCTACAGGATAGTTTTTCTTCATATAAGTTAATGCTTCACCAAGAGCACCTAACATTTCAAATTTGTCCTTTTGTCCAGTATCATTCTTAAATAATGCTGAGTGATCTATAGTAACAAGCATGTTTCTGTATTTCCCATCTTCTCTTTTGTACTTTTCAAATTCATGATGAATTGTAGCACACATCTCTTTCACAGTACAAGTATCATAAACTACATTTATTAAATCACTACCAGCACTTTCATGATAATATTCAACACATTTTTCAAATATCTTTCTGTCCACAAGTTTACCACCCTTACTCATTAATGTGTTATAATCAGCACCTGTAATCATACCAAATCTTCTTATGGCACTTGTTTCATCAACCATTTCCATTTGAAACTTTAAAACTCTAAAGTCTTGATCTGGATTTTTTTCAATGATGTCAGAAACCAGCTGTTCCGCAAAAAGGGTCTTACCTATTCCAGGTCTTGCACCAATTACTGTAATTGTTTTCCATTCTAGACCATCACAAAAAGCATCATTAAATTTTGGCCAAGCACTAATAAGAGATGGTATCTTACCTTCTCTTCTTGCCTTCATTTTAATTAAACCTTTTTCAAGACCATCCCTTTCACTAACTGGTAGTAATGGCCGTGCACCATCAAATAACTTTCCCATAGATTTTTACTTTTAATTATACAATAAGATCAGGAAACAAAACTACATCATCATCTGGATTATCTTTTAAGAATTCACAGTAGGTTGCTAAATCTGAATCCCAACTTTTGTCTACATTTTGCTTTCTCAAAAAGTATTGAGCAGTTCTCATGTATTCATAGTTTTTAGATTCATATTCTAAGACATATTTTTGTGTTGCTGCAAATATAGTTTCCCAACTATAATCATACATTTCAAAGAACCATCTAAATGCATTCTCAAGATTCTTAGCAGGCACTCTTGCATATTTTCCAGAAGATAGTTTCTTATTAGGAAATATAGTTACATATGCCTCTATGTTTTGCATAAAATTATGACCCATTAAATCTTTAGATGTTTTCTTTTTTGACTTCTTAAAATATCCGTCAATCTCCGTAGTAAAGATAATACTTTTATCTGTTAATGTCAAGTCTTCATTCAACCAATTTTCAGAAATTAATCTTCTAATTTCTAAATCTTTATTTACAAAAGAACAAGGAATTATACCATTTTTTATACAGTGTAATATGTAATAACTATTTGGAGTTATATTCTCCCTAACCAATTTTAGAAATATATCTTCCATACTACCAATGTATTGTATTACCACTAGATTCTTTTACTAGATGATGTATCTTAGTAAATATATCATTACTATCCCATTTAGAGCCATTATAAGCAGCAGAAGCAGGATGTTTAACAAAAAACTTATAGTTATTATCCCCAGTAAGTTCAGACCATTCTTCAGCTTTTTTACCCATGTATACATATACTAATCCTGTGTTATAATTGTTTAACCAATCCAATAAATAAGCAGTGAATGGTTTCCATATATCATAATGGCTACCAATTTTATCCACCTCAACTGTAAGAGCTGTATTTAACATTAATACACCTTGATTAGACCATCTAGCTAAGTCCAGAGGTCTATCATAAAAAGGATACATTTTCTGGGCTTCATCTAGAATAAATCTTAAAGAAGGTTGTTCTTTTTTAGTATTACTACAACTAAAAGCAATACCATCTGCAACTCCTAACTGTGGATATGGATCTTGACCAATCATTACAACTTGTAATTTGTCATATGGGCATTCTTCAAATGCTCTAAATACTTGTTTTAATGGTGGAGTAAATCTTTTACCTTCCGTACTTAATTTATAAAGTTTATTTAAAATGTCAGTAAACTCAGAACTAAATATAAAAGATTTAAAAATTCTACCCCAACCACTAGGTTCAAGTTTATCAAATAATTTTTGTTTAATTTCTTCAATTTCAGGTTCTATTTTCATTTTTTCTTATTTTTGATACAAAATTAAAATCATGATAAAAGCAAAAGAATTAAAAGACGATGCAATTTTAGACATCAAAGTCAACAAAAGTTATTACTTAATGGCTAAAGCTGCTTCTTTCACAATATTGCAACAAATGAATGTTGTAGAAAAAGGAGAAGAGTACTTTAAGTCAATAATGACTCAAAAATACGAAGACCTTGATGATCTTCAAAGAGCTTTTTATACTATTATCCTTCTTCTTGCTGAAATAGAAAAAAGAGCAACTGATGGAAATCTTTATATTGAAAAAGAAATTCTAGAACCAGGGGATGAAGGTTATGTAGAACCTACCCCAGATTCAAATTAAATTGCTCTCTTCCTATTTGTACACAAGATTCTATTGCAAGCATTAAATCATCTCTGCTACAATCAGCAAATGATTTACCAGTTAAACCTGATGCATCTTTAACTATTACTTTTACTTCATCAAAAGTATATCCTGATTCTTTTGCTATTTCTCTAATACAAGCATGTACTTTTGCAAGTTGTGCTTTACTATGATCTGCTCCTACAAGATCTATATACATCTCTACGATCTGACCTTCTTTAATTTTGTCAACAAATATCTCATATGATAATCTATCTTGTGAACTATTAAATATCAGTTTGCCGTTTTTCTTTATAAACCTGCCAGTAAACATAATTAATACATTCTTGGATTAACAGCATCAATAAATCTTAAATACTCTTCTGGAGTATTAATTTTTATTGAGGGTATTTCAAAACATTTAAGCTGCCAATTATTATTTTGTACATCATCACTATCTGTACTATGTAAAGCCAGATTTGGAACAACTTCCTTGTGATAGTAATAGTAATCATATCCATTTTGACTTTCATCATTGGTTATATCTACTTTATCAAAACCAAGGTTTATTAAATCTTCTTCTGTCATTTTTCTGCCATTGTTTGTAAAAACACAGTATGATTCAATACATCAAAAGCATATGTATAATTTAAATCTTTTTATGCTTCATTGCTCTTTGAATAAATTCCATGTTCTTTGATTCTTAATTCTCTCAGGTTCTTAATTGTTAATGTTGCCATGTGAAGATTATCTTTATCATCTGACTTCATCATTCCCACTACATTTTGTACCTCTGTTGTTGTAATATAATTATACTTCTTTAACAACATTAACTCAGCCATATATACAAAAGGCCGGAACTCATCTTTCTTAGTTCCTTTATGATACATATACCATAGATAGTTTAGATTACCATCTACACCATCTGTAATATTATAATGTTCTTCAGCAATTGCTGCAACTAGTTTTTTAATTTCTTGTGTTTCCATTCTAAAATATATATCTAATAGTGTTCCAGGGTATAATGGCATCATGTAACTCTGTAAATTGTTTAATGTAATTGGATTTACATCCTTGTGCATACCTAATGTTTTCTCCTCCATACTGGGAAGTCTTCCTTTCCTGTATGTCCGGTCTCCAGAGTAACTCTTCACCCATGATCTTATTCTTTTCATTATATTCATGTTTATCTTTGTTATGTGTAAGAAATATTACTTCAGATTTACATCCATCAAATGCAAGATTTTCTGGTAGTCCATTCTTTGTGTGTGCATGCCAGTTTATTCTCTCAAAAAGTTCTTTATAATCATCTAACCACCCGTCATATACAACCACAGGACTAAAGTTTAAATGTACTTCATAATTTACCATACGAAATAGGGTTACTGCACTTAATCTCTCTTCTATTGTACTTGTGTTAGGTTCTAATATTTGCCTAATCTTTTCAGGCATGAGACTAAATCTAATTCTAATCTTATATTCTGGATTAAACTGTAGTAAATCTTTATTTACATACTTAGTAGCAAATGAACCCATAGCAAGTGGGTGATCTCTAAAGAATGCAAAGATTGTTTTCCAGTCATGATACTTAGCATGTAGAGCAAAGTCTTCATTACATGAGATATCATAAGTAATATAATCTGGATGTGTCTGATTAGGTTTCTCTACATCAGCAAACCAAACATGTGAATTAATTTCTGTCAGGATATCCATAGTATTTGTTGCTATAGATAATCCTTCCGGTTTGTGTCTTTTCATATAACAGTAACTACAGTTATAAAGACACCCGTGACCAAAACTAGGTGAAATAAAATCTGTACTTCTGCCTGATGGTCTTATTTTAAGTGATTTTCTAGTAACTTTTTCTACTAGACTCATTTATCAAGTTTAATCTGATTCTCATCTAGTATTTCATAAAACTTATTTCTGATTCTTTCTACCATATCCCACTCCTCTTGCTTAAGTTCTTCATACTTCCATAGTGTTCTGAGCTCTTGAGAAATATCCCATAGAGCTACATACATTTTACTACCTTGTATAGCAAGGTCAAATTCATGCTGCTCATCAGGTAGATTAAATTTGAGTACTGCTTTCATCTTATTCTGATTTAAATTGTTTCATATAAGGGATAAATTTATAGGTTTTTGTCCTTTATCATACAAGTTATGCTGTTTGTTTCATCTTATTTAGTTTTGTAAAGCATTTTATACCACTTTATGGTACATTTTGCTCAGTAAAACGGTTTTTTGTCTATTATCTGCTCATTATTTGTCATGGTACAAGCTGTTTGTTTCATAACTTATAGGTTTAAAATTTGTAAAGTTTTTTAATCTTTAAAGTTGACAATTTAAAGTTATACCCTTACAGGTACGGAATATATCCGTACAAGAATTTATTCCTCTGGTAAGTCTATACCCATAATATCATTAAGCTGTTTCCATATAGCTTCAGCACCATCTCCCCAATAGAAATCACATTTAAAACTTGTATCAGTTTTATCATATGGTGGTTCTAGAAAGTATGCTTGCCAATGTTCATCAGGCTTTGCAGTAAATCTTTTACACTTTTCTTTTACTGGACATTCAAATCCATGGCACATAGTTATATCCGGCATGTTTTTATTTTTTATCTAAATTACTATTTTTTCTTGATTCTTTATAATCTATAACAAATCCTATAGCCACTATAATATTCATTCCCAGTGACATAAGTATCTCATGGATGTCTTGATATACATTTACTGAAAGATGTATATGACCCACCATCCAAAATGGTATGGACAAGTTTTGGCTTATCCATACCAATAGATATTTTATAAAGTGTTTCACGGATTGTTTATTGCATTATATGCTGCTGTACTACCTGTCATCTTAAATTCATAAATTTCTGAATCACATGTAGTATCATTAATCCTAATTCTTACAGAGGATGCAGCTTTAAAATCAGCTAATAAATTTGCATCTGAGTTAAGATCATCTATCATAAATAATGTTTTATGATTTTCAGATGCTTTGCCTGCAACAAAATATTTTTTATATTCTCCATTCACTAAGAATGCAATATCCACAGTAACTGATTCATCACATACATATACACCACCCATGTAAAATGCAATACCATTATAGTTCTCAAGTTTTAGAAACTCAGTTTGACCATCTTCTGTATATGCAATTTTATATGGTGCATCAAATCCATTATCAACTTTCTTAACTAACCATTGTGATAATGCACTAAAACTAAATAAACTGACACTTACTAATACTAATAACTTTTTCATTTTTTTGGTTTTTTAATTGTTTTGTTTTCCTCCTGTTGATTCTCCTTCAGAATCTTCTGTAGTCTCTCCCAGATTTTCTTGTTGATCAAGTTGTAATCTGGTTCTTTCTTGCGCTCTTTCATACTCTTGCCAATGATAGATATTTAATTCCTTCATTCTTAGGAAATCACCAACAGTCATTTCTTCTGGTATTCCATTGTTTGCTTGCAATACTTGCATGTATACTTCTTTCATTCTTCCCATAACATCTTCATGCTTTTATCAAGTAAATATTTAATTGTTATTCTTATGTCTTTGTGACCATAAATAGACCCAGCAGCCTTAATTCTATTATACATGTTTCTGCTAATGTCAATCTGAACTCTTTTGTTTCTTTGCACTTGCTGTACAGTCTCTATAACACTAAAATCAAAAGGAAACATTTGAGCATAAACATAAACATTACTTTGAAATACTTTATCACTATAAAACTGTACTGCAAGCTTCTTGTTATAATTGATTTTAGATCTTTTAAGTCCAAGTATTTCTGCAATTTGTGGTTCAGACATTCCAAATCTGTAAGCTAATACTCCTATAAGATAACTTCTTTGATCAACAATTGATCTTGTTCTTAGATGTTGAGGAAGCTGCTTTAATGAAGCAATAACATCCTCTTTAGTAAAATTTTCCATTTTATATTAAATCAAGTTGAACTTCTTTTTCTTCTACCCGATGTTCTTGATCATAAGCAATCAATCCATCTATTGGTAAAAACCTAGAAGCATCATAATACTCATAAGGAAATGATTTTTCAGTTAATTCTACTTCATTAAGTTTAAATCCTATTTTATTTGGTTGTAAACCCATTCTTGTCATAGAAATTACAGTGTATACTACACCTTCTTCTATCCATTCCTCCAATGATATTTTTGTAGGTTTATTGCTTGCATCAATACATATAACTTTCATGTGATTCTATTTCTGTAATCAGTTCTAGTTTTTCAAGATCTGTTTTTATTTCTAACATTTCTATAAAATCCCCATTTTTTACAGAACATTTACCATTGGTATGTGCAAGAAGTGCACATTGTTCGGCTTGTAAAGGTTCATGTTTACAGAATCTAATAAGACATGCAATAACATACAAAAAATCATGAGTATTATCATTATACAATACTAATTTATGTGTGTTTGTACCTTCCATATACTACTAATATACAAAAAGCTTGGGGTTAATCAATCTTAACCCCAAAATCTTTCCATGTTATTTTACTTTGATCAAAGTTTTCAAGTGCTTCTTTTACCCATTTTTCATCTATTGTATCAACATAACATAGTATGTGTACAATAGCTTTGTCATCTGGATTTAAACGGAGCAACCTACCAATTCTTTGACTTGCTTTTCTTTCATTACCATAGGCATGCATAATAATACCCTGTTTAAGTTCTGGAATATTAACACCCTCATTCAACTGCAATACAGTTGATAGTTGTTTAATTGTTCCTTCTTTAAATAATTCCAGATTCTTTTCAGATTGAGGATTACCACTATGATAACTATAAGAACATAATTTATCAGCTTGTGCTTGAGTATTTGCAAATACAATACATTTTGCTTTTATATGTTCCATTAGTATTTGAGTATACTTTTCTTTGCTTGGATACTCCATCATAGCTTTCATTCTCATAACTCTCAACATATGCATGTTACCGGAT